AGCTTCTTCTTTACTCTCTGCCTCAACAACTGTAAACCTTTGATTGCTTTTAGCTTTAGTTATGTGTGTATGCTTGCGTCCTGTTGAATCTTTGAATGTTGTGACTAAGTATTGCGTCACTTCCCCAAAACCTCCTTGACTCGATCTAAGATGTCTTTACACGTATCCTTTTCCTGCGTCTGCTGTTCCATCTTGTCTTTCATGATTCCTTTTCATTTTCTTTTTGTATGCGTCAATGAGCTGGTCGATAGAATATAAGTTGAAAGCTATGTCTATCGCTATTACAATTGCCAATTGGTCAGGATAAAATTCTTTGAATATTATCTGTGGTGTGCTAACAACTGCGTCTTGAGCAAATTCTTTATCTTTAAAATTAAACATGTTGTGAAATTCACTATTTTTAAAACTTGATTCAATCGCTTCTTTTATCTCTTCTGATGACACTCCTACTTGATTTGCAATACTCAATCCAAACGCCAACATGTCAGCTAATTCATCTAACTGTACGTCTAACGGCTTACCTGGTTTCTTCTTCCAGTTCTTAAACGTTTCCAATGTATTAAACCATTCAAAGAATTCAACTACATATGCAATCTTGCTATCTCCTAAGTTCAGCGTCGGTATTCTATCGTCGAACTCCTTTTGTATTTGTAATAACTCTTGTAATTGATCTACTGTTAAATTATTCATTTATTCGTTATCTCCTATCGTTTTAATTCCTCAATAAATTTAAGCACTCTATCAATATCAATCTGTTCATTTTCTGACTTGCGTTTATTCAACCAATAATCTAACTCGTACCACCAGTCGTCGTTTAAATACTTTTCTTCTAGCAATGCATCACGTTGGTCGATGATTTCAAGCATTTACTTGTCCTCCAAAAATTCAAAATATCTTTCAATCTCATGCTCGTTAGCAAAGTAATATCTATGCGTCTTATGAGATTTAGGATTAATCCAAATAATGTAAATAGGCATCCTTTGAAATGATAAAAATCAAGTTAATAACACTTCTTCACTAAAAATTTCAAAGAAACCTAATTCTTTTTGAACCTCTTTCACATTATCTTTTGTTACGTATACCGACTTTAAGTTTTTATTTTTGATAACTGGGTGCGGCACCACATTTTTTAATCGTTTCCATTCCACTCACTCGTCCCCCTTAATTAGATAAATTGGTTTAGTAATAAAATCTATAATGCTAATAACTGAATCATCAGACAGTTTATAATGTGTATCTCTAATATCTCCGACCAATTGCACAATCTCTAGACTTTCGTTTGTTTCATGGTTATATACTTTATCTCCTACACTAATACTCATTTTCCTGCTCCTCCTCATATTTATAGACCACTTGCCCCGTCATAATCCCTACTGCTTCATCAAGACCAATATCTTCTTTGAGTGCATCTTGCATAGCATTAGGTAAACCCTCAAGTATTTCATCAAACGCTTGCGCTTTCTTATACACGTCTTCAACCTCTTTTAGTAATCCCTCTGTGTCATTACCGTTATAGGCACTAGCACTGATAATTGATTGTTCAATTTGTTCGCGATTATTCATTAGTGTCATCCTCCATTTGTCCTAAAAATTCGTAGAACTCATTTGTTCCGTCTAATTTGTCCATTCGGTACAATATAGCACTTGCGTTGATTTTAGCTCCCATGTTTATAGCTACTGCCTTGTTCGCTCTACTCTCAATCTGTAGTTCGTTAAGTCTAAAACGGTAAAATTCGTATCTTCCAAGCAATTCATTTTTGAGTGTGCGCCACATGTCCTCCAGCTCTTCATTACGTTCTCGTAACTTAGCTATATCCCCGATAAGCTCATCACGTTGTTTTCTCATCTTCTTCAACATAGCTTCCATTACACCTAGTTGGAGCCTTGTTCCATAGTTCACTTTCATAACCTCCTCTAAAATAAAGTTAGTTGCTTCTGTTCCTCGTATTCCAAACCATGTTGCTTTATATATGTTTCGAGCTCTTCGGTTGTATCAAATGTCTTTTTAATGCCTTGCCAACCTGGTACGATATGCCCATGAAAGTAATAAGTGCCGTTTACTACATGAATATGTGCCACTCGTTCGTTATCCTGATACAGATATCTCTTAGATCCAAAGAATTGATTTAGGTATTCTTTGCGTGCGTTATCTGTCATGATCTACTTCTTAACTTTCACGAATATGTCGTTTTCCATCAGGTAGCACGCATAACGTCCTCTTGGATGTTTCTGTGGTACATTAAACAAATGTGGCTTCTTTCTTCTTAGCTCTGCCTCTTTCTTTCGCTGTCTTTCCAATTTACGTTCGAGTCTAGCTTGTTCCAGTCTTTCTATTGTTTTCTTTTCTCTGTACTCGCTTAAACGCATGCCTTCTGGTGCGTCCATTGCTTCATGTAGTTCCCAACCATCTTTTACTCTTTTAGAAACCATTCCAGCGGTTATACCGTGACTTTCTATTAATTCCATTTCAAATTTACTGAACCTATAAGGTTTATCGTGTATCCTTACAATTCTTGCTGTTTTCGCCATTTATTCCACCTCTTATATTTCTTCTATTCGTATGATTATTTTGGGCTCAATTCCATAACGCTTTGAGCTAGTTATTTCTGCAATTTGATTGTCATCTTTCCACAAATAATTGTTACAAGCGTCTAGAACTGTCTTCATCAAATTGTCGATATCCGGCTTAGTCACTTTATACTGCCCAACCATTTCGCTTTTCTTTTTCTTCGACCATGATTTAAGCAATGGAAAGTAAAAGTCTAATTCGATTTTTAATGCATTTTCTAGATTTAGCTTTGGCATTTGATTTTGTAAATATTTTTTATGTTCTGTATATTTTGTAGGCATATATGTGTGTGCATATCTACCTGTATTACGAAAGCGTGGACGAGGCGACCCCATCGGCGCATTTAAACACTTCATTAAATTTAATTTCTATTTCCATGTAATCCCTCATATATATTCAAATAAGCTTGTTTGGTGTCCTAACTCCATTTGTTCATTATCAATAAGTGTATTTAATTCATAATCGTCTAAATACCAACGACGACCATTAAATTTTGTTTCTTTTATTCCAACAACTAAATGCCGACCATCTTTAAAATGTGGTGTAACTGAAAACATTTTGTTGCCGTCATGATCAAATAGATAGTATTTATCAAATGCATCCATTTTCAATCACTCCCATTTGCTATTTAGACGCTTAATAAAAGCTTCTCTGTCTTTCTCAAGGTTTTCATCTACTTCCGGCGTTTTCGTTTCTCTCGTGCTGTCTGTGAGCCATTTGGGTGTTTTTTCTTTCGATGGTTTAACATAAGGTTTATTAGTTTGCTTTTTGCTTTCCAGTTGTTGCTTTTCAAATGCACGTACTTGTTCAATAGATTTCAAGTTTGCATTAAGCCATGTATTCAAAATGCTTTTAGCATATCCCCAAGTAACTTTATTTCTGTCTTTAGCGATTTTAAGTGATGCGGTAACTATTTGATCTGAATCATTTTCAAATGAATCAAGATAATAATTTAAATCGTCTAAATTGTAAGGAGTTATGAAACCGAATCCGTTATCTTGGAAGAAGTCGAAGGCGGTCACCTTCTTCTCATTCTCACCATTCTTTACATTCTCACCATTCTTTACATTCTTGTTTGTGTTGATTTGTTGTTGATTTGTTGTTGATTTGTTGTCCATTTGTTGTTGATTTGTTGTTGATTTGTTGTCGGAATTTTCTTCCATACTTTGATAAATCGCCCAATTGACAACGGTTATAACAGAAAATTTGTTGTCGGACTTTACGACGATAGTTCCAAGGTTTTCTAAAAGCTTTATGTAGTCTCTTACTGTGGATTCTTTGAGACGCAACTCTTCGCTTGCTCGCTTTCTCCCGAACACAAATTGACCTTTTTCTAATTCAACAACTCGTCTGCCAACAAGCTGTGTATGATCCTTATGACTAGCCTTCATAAGACAATATGCAAATACTTTGAATAACTTTTCGTTCTGAAAAATAGGCGAATCTAATAGTTTTCTATGAAGTTTTATCCAACCAGTCATATACACACCTCACTTTCAAACCGGTTAAATTAGAATGGTAAATCATCGTCATCTATTTCAATAGGATCATTCGCATTTGCGAACGGATTATCTTTTACTGGTTTGTTATATGGATATTGAGACTGTCCACGTGATTGTTGCGCTTGTTGTTTGTATAAATCTTGTTGATTATCATTTGTGTTCTTCGGTTCTAAAAATTGAATACTATCGGCAACAACTTCCGTAACGTATACACGTTGACCTTCCTTATTTTCATAGTTCCGCGTTTGTAACCTACCATCTACGCCCGCCAACGATCCTTTAGATAGGTATTTATTAACGTTCTCTGCTTGTTTTTTAAATACAATGACATTAATAAAATCTGCCTCGCGCTCGCCTTGTGCATTCGTAAATGTACGGTTAACCGCTAATGTGAATGATGCTACATTTACACCACTTTGAGTGGTCCTTAATTCTGGGTCTCTAGTTAAACGACCAACTAATATTGTTCTATTTATCATTTATAAACCTCCAACATAAACGGGGACGCCCGTCACTTTTTGTATTTCACTTTTAATGTATTTTGCATTTGAATTTTGACTACTTAAATGAATTAAATGTATTTCTTCGAGTCTAGTTAAATCATTTGCTTTTAACATTCCGATAGCATGTTCTAAGCTAAAATGAGACTCCATAATTCTATTTGCTAATGCGCTGTGTACACTGCCGTTTTTTATGTTTTCTTGCATTTGTTCATAGATATAATTAACTTCTAGCATCATGTGTGTAATGCCGTTAAATTTGTATTTCAAATACTTTGTATCAGTAACATACAGAACCTTATAACCTAATGTACTTTGTAATAAGAAAGCCACAGGCTCGTTAGCATCATGTTCGATGTCAAACGGTAGAATTGACCATGTGCCTATTCGCAGCTCTTGCTTTGCCTTAATCGTGCATAAGCGATGACTTTCAAAATTCATAGCTTGTTGTGTTCCAGCAGTCATATAGCTGATTACACCATTGTCGACAAACTGCTTTGTGTACTTTGCATGATCACCATGTTCGTGTGTGATAAGACACCCTGCTATATGTCTTGTTTTATATTTAAAATGCTTTTGAACACGTTCAAATTTTATACCTGCCTCAAGTAGTAACGTAGTACGTCCATCATTTAAGACGTAGCAGTTACCACTTGAACCAGTTGCTATTGTTTCAATTAAAATGGCTCTTCTTCGCTTTCTTTTTCTGTTGCAGGTTCTTTTATTTCTTCAAAGTCAGATACATCAATAGGCTTATCATTTTCTAATTCTGTGTATTGTGCTTCTTCAAGAACTGGTTGTTCAAAGTCCAATTGTTCTTGATTTGCATTTTCTTCAACTTCTGCGTCCAACACTTCTTTGCGTTGACGTTGTTCGGATTCTTGTGCATATTTGAAAAGATTGCTATCTGTTGATGTGTTGATATAACGTTTAGCAGCTCTATTGATAACTGTTTTTTTAGCCATTTCTTCTTTGAAATTATTATGTGTTTTAGAATTTTGTAATGCTTTTTCATCTTTAATCATTGATGACTGCATCCATGCTTGTTTAATTTGTTCAATAGTCATGACTTCAATATAGTTATCTCGTCCATCATTAAATACGATTGTGCAGTACGCACCGATAATGTTTTCTTTGTCGATGTTAAAGAAGTCTTGTTCGTGTTTAATCGCTTTGATACGTCCTGTTTCTCCCATTTCTTGCTTGAATGTATCGCCTTTATAAATCACTTGAGCAACAACATCTTGAGCACCTGCATCACGTTTTAACATCATTACATTACCGTGATAGCTACGTTGTAACTGCATTTTGTTGCCGTAAGGAATAAAGTAGCATTGATTTTTAGCTGGATTTAAACCTTGCGTTACCATGTCTAATAAGGCATTTGCTTTGCTTGTATCGTTACAACTCATTAATTTGTTATCTTGGCTGATTTGTAACCATGCTTGTTTCATGGCATTACTTGGTGAATAATCATTTGGCAATTCCAAATTGCCTTGTGACTCTAAAACTCTCACTTTGTTTAATACGTTGTCAGATACGTTCTTTTCTTGTACTAATTGTTGTTCAATAGTTTGTAATTTATTATTTTCAGTCATTTTATATAGTCTCCATTCTTAATTTTTTATCTTGTTCATTTACTATCAATTGAATTTGTTGTGATTCTGTTTTGATAAGCTCTGTTACTGATTCAGCATTATCAATAAATATTGGCGCTGTAACTTTAAAATGTTTTGACAGTGTATTGATGATATCTAAGCCAACATTAATTCTTGAGGCGTTATTTAAACCGCTGTCGTATTCGACGCCGTTAACCGTTGTGGAACATGTTTCTTCTAATTCGCCGTTAACTAAGGTATTGAATAACTTAAATTCAGCAATCTCAAATTCATTATTGATATTTTCAGTAAGCATTTTGACTTTTGTTGTTGTAAATTCTTTTAAGATATAAAGGTCATGTGAATACTTTTCTTTTTCATCCAATAATCTATCTTCTTCATTTCTTAATTCAGAAATAACATCATCTAGATGTTTATTTGATTTTTCGATTGATCTTGACACTTCAATTTCTGATTTTTCTTGAGTAAGTTCGCTTATTTTGTCATCTATTCCTGAAACGTTATCTTGAATAGTTTTCCTAATGTTCGAGCGTTTTTGATTAATCTCGTTTATCTCTAACATTACTGCTTTGTATTCGTCAGTTTGCGTAACGTCAACGTGAGTCGTTTTTAACTTATTAATTTTGTTTTGTATTCTTGCTGAACGCTCTTCTGCTTCGTTGATTTTAATTTGAAGATTATTATCGTCATCCTCTAACTTCTCGATGATTGGCTTTATTTTCTTGCCTTCTGAAATAATGTGATTGATAGATGTTTGTATTGTTTCTAATTCTTTCGATTTGCTAGCATTGAATTTCTGCAATGCTTTTTCTCTTGCCTCATTCACTTGTTCAGCTGGTAACTGTTGACCACAACAACTACATACATTGTCATCAAGATATTCAAATTTTTGATTTTTAGCTTTTTCTAAATCACTTTTTAATCCTTTATGATTTTCTAATAATTGATTACGTCTATTTTCTTCATGTGCGATTTGTTGTTTGTTTTGCTTTAATCTTGTTTTAAGGTTCGCAACCGTTCCATTTTCAACGTGTAACTCATTTGTTAAAGTATGGATTTTGTTCTCATTACTTGCGCTGTTATTGTCTTCTATGCGCTTCAATTCTGATTGTTTATCAGCTAATTGGTTACGCAAATTAATTTCTTCTGCACCGTTTTGAATATCTATACGTTCATTTTCAAGTTGCTCAATTTCTTGTTTGATAATTGCGTATCTATCATTATCGAATTCAGGTACATCCTGCTTATTTTGTTGTGTTTGGTTAATACGTATCGGAATATCTTTGATATCTTTGTTAATCTGTTTTATCTTGTCCGTAAGAATCTTTTTCTTTGTTTCAATTTCATGATCTCCAAGAATATTATTTAATTCTTTAAAATCATCATTTGTTTTAATGACATCCTCATCATTGATTGGTTTAGCAATTTCAAACAACAAACTTCTTCGCTTCTTCCAATCTAGTAAGTTAAATGCTTGAGGGTTCGTAATTAACTTGAATACGTCTTCATCAATCAGTTCATCAATACGAGCTTTATAATCCTTTACTTTTATTGATTCATCATTGATATATTGTTTCTTCGTTCGACTTCGTGAGTATTCCTTGCGATTCGTTTTTTGATTTATTGTGTATTTAGGATGTGACTCTTTTTTAAAAGTCGTAATTTTTCCGTCGATTTCAAATTCTGCGAAAACAGTCGGAATTAACTCATAATTTTCTTCGTTTTTTTCGTTTAAAGGTACAAGGTTAAATGATTTGGTTGATCCGTCCAAACCTTTATCGAAAAGCAGCCATTGTAATGCGGTTGCTGTTGTAGTCTTGCCAGTCGCATTATTGCCGTATATTTTTGCATCTTTACCGTCAAAGTTAAATTTTTCTTCTTTGATTCCAGCAAAGTTCGATATAGTTAACTTATTTATTTTCATATCTTTCCTCATGCTCCTTTTTTAATCTTCCGATGACCTCTTAGCACCTCGATAATTAAATTTTTTATTCGTTCATGGCTGTCTGGATTGATTTCATGTATCTGCACAAGCTTATTGTTTGTTTTGTAACTGTCGTGATAGTGTAAGAAATTAATCGATAAGTATCCGTGATGATTACGTTCAATTTCCAATAATGCTCGTTGGTTTGACAAAGTATATTCGTCGAATAACGTCTTAAAAATATTCAATATATTTCTTTCTGTATCTCTCATGCTTATACCTACCATTTCATGATTAAATTGATTAATTTGTCCTGTTCATCTGTGTTATTTTCAATCCATTCGTTTATAACGTCACGCATTGCATCCGTCGCAATATATAGTTCGCTTAAATCTATGACATGAAACGATTTAAGTGGAACATTATTCATATCCTTGATTTGTATACTGATACCGTCATGTCTCTTCATCACAGACACTTTAAATTCAAACCCGTTAAAGCTTATAATTTTGTTTTTTATCTCACCAATTTTGTAATACATCGTTCTCGTCCTCCTTGTCTTCTTCGTCCTCCTTGTCTTCTTCGTCCTCCTCGTTATCTTCTTCGTTTTGTAATTCATAAATTTTGTTTTTTAGTTTTATATTTTCTTTTTCCAATTTTTCGTTTTTTCTTTCTTCCGCAAAATACTTACCTCTGTAAGTATCTTCTTCTTTATCTTTAACAGCCTTTATTTCAATAAGTTTTCTGTACTCGTTCAATGTGATTGTTACTGTCAATTCTTGATTTGCTACAAAGTTATCTTCTTCATTTCTGTATCCTGAAAAATCTTTAGTGTAATAATGTTGTTCAGTTTTAATATTTTCAGTCATAGTTGACTACCTCCGTATATTTTGATTTAATTAAGTTGTATATTTTGATGAACACTTACTGTTACTTGTTGGCGCAAGTAGCAGTTTTTTTATTCTTCATAAAAGTATTCCTTATAAAATATGAATGTTGCTATACTTGCGAATCCCGCAATCGACCATGCTGTAGTGAAGTACAGCAATGGCATAAGCACAATCGCTAAGACTGTGAAGCACAATACTGCTATTAAGTAGCTTTTATATGTGTCGCTCATTTAATATCCTCCTAATACCATTTTTTATGCTTTCTGATCAAATACTCTTCCAATTTAGAAATATTAATCAGAGTGCCTGTTGGTGAATAATCAATGTATAAATTTTCTACACCTAAATTATCTTTGCGGTAATATTTCAACCAGTTGTATACTGTACTTCTACATACTCCAAACAATTGATGGATTTGTGTAGGTGTTGCGTATAACTTTTTCACAAATTTTTCTTCGCCTCTATATGTGTTTTCTGGTGTTGGTGGTACTATGATTTTTGGCATTTCTATCTTTCCTTTCGTGTATAATGTTGTTATTTGCTAATAGTTTGTTCGGCGAACTTCAAAAGGCGACGAGCAGATTCAGTAGAATTTTCAGCATCTTTCGGTATGGTTAAAGATTTGTTGTTTAGATAGTCACTCAACGCCCTGCTACTAATCACAGGTTTTCTAGTGTGCTTCTCAATCTTCCAAACCTTCCACGTCACAACTGCCATTGTGATGAGGAGGGTTGTTTTATACAATTTGTTCACTGTGAATCCTCCTTAAAAAACAAACTTCTAAATCCTGATTTTTCATATCTACCGGGTCTGCCTTTTTCACTCTTTGCATAATGCTCTATGTTTATGTCGTAACCACCTTCGTAATTTCCGTTTCTAGTTACCCATAAAAATTTAACTACTCGTTTGCTCTTCAGCTCTCCACCTTTATAAATGACTAATGGAACGCTGTTTTCATCTTTCACTTTGATGACAATTAGATCTTTGTGTCTGATATTTTTGTTGAACTTTTTTAAAATCTCCCTCATCTCATGAATTTTTTTCAATATTAATTTCATTACTTTTTGAATGTTCATTTGTTACATCTCCTTTCGTGTATAATATTGTTATCTCCTACAGAGAGGAGGTAAGGAATCTATATAAAACCTGTTATCATAGAATCGCGGACAGAACACCGAAAATCAGAGCCACAAGTGACAGAGTTAACATCAGTAAATAAGGTAAGTGCTCTTTCCAACCCCAAGGATGGTTTTTTAAAGAAGTTTTTATATCATTTAAAATCTTAAACATTTGAAATCCTCCTTTTTCGTCACTCTTTAATTGGAGTGGCGTTGATTTTTTTGTCTAACTTTTTCAATGCTAATTTGTAAATAACTGAAGCATGTTCGGTTTTAAAATGAGATTCAGCAATAATTTTCAATGTTTCTAATTTATTTCTTGCATCACCGTATGTGGTACTTTCTGATAGAACACCTTCTAAAATTTGTTGAACTCGATAATCTAAAAGTTTTAAGTCTTTATTGATGCATTGTTCGACACACTCTTCTTTGGTTAATGTGATTTGTTCCATAGTGTTCTCCTATTAAGATGTTTGTTTTTCTCCTAAAAACTTATTAACAAAGTATTGTTGTCCTTTGCCTGTTACTTTTGGTGTACGTGATACTTTACTTGAACCATCTGGATTATTAATTATTCGTTTTTTGATATCCAAGATTTTTAGATCCATACTCTTTTGAGTTGGTAAGTTATAACTTTCTCCACTCTTTTTAATGAGATATCCATTATTTCTTAACCATTTGAATAATCTGTTTTGTCCTATATCCACACCGTTTTGTTTAAGTATTTTCGCAAGCTCTCCGACGAGTATTGAATTGTCGCTACCAGCTACTGAGTCAGCGAATAATACTTTTGGTTTGTTAACTTCTACTTGCTGTTGTAAAAGTAAGTTTTGCTCTTTTTCTTTCTTATACTCAGTCAACACTGTAATGATGTAGTCTGGATCTTTTAATGTTTGTTCAATTACATTGTCTGTTGCGTAGATACCGTGTTTGCGAATAGCTGGTAGGACATCTGATGTTACCCAGCGTTTGAATTTTCTAGCGTTTTCTCTAATTTTTTCGTTTTTGCTTTGTTTAGAAGCATCGAAGATTAGACTGTATAATCCTGATTCGTTGATAATGATCATATTTCTGTTTTGACCTGATGCACTAAATTGGTGCGTCAGCTTGTCCTCGCTATCAACATGATTTCTGATGGCATTGTCTGTCCTTGCATATCCTAAAATCTCAGCAATATCTTTTCCTACAAAATAAGGTTCGTTTTCAATTTCCACTGTTCTTACTGGTAGCTCTTTAAAATTAAATGTTTGTAATGCTTGCATTGTTCGTTCCTCCTTTTAAGATATTTGTACAGTTTTCTGTACATTTTGTTCAAAAAAATATCTACCTACTTTTGTTGGTGGGATTTCTAATAATTCACAGATTCGTTTTATTTCCCATTGTGTGAATAAATTTTTTCCTTGCAACTTGTGATTAATAGATGTCCTTGAAATAGGGATTGCGTTCGCTAAAGAACTTTGGCTATATCTATACTCTGCCATTCTTTCGTACAGCAAACTATAATCGAAATTGTATATCATAAACTCACCTCCCTTCTTGTTCGGTTTTCTGTACAAATCAATTAAAACACCTTTGTTTAAATAAGTCAACACATAAAATACATTTTTCTGTACAACATTTGTTAAAAATTATTGATAATCGTCATTGTACGTAGTATTATATTCTTAGGAGGTGTTCAGAAATATGAACAGTTTTAAGGATAGATTAAAGCAAATTATGTCTGAACGGAAGATATCTCAATCAGAGCTATCAAGAAGGACTGGTATTGGCAGAAACTCAATTAGCGATTATTTAAATGGAAAATATGAAGCGAAACAAGACAAAGTCTTTGAACTAGCAAAGGCTTTAAACGTTAACGAAGCGTGGCTTATGGGTTTTGATATTTCTAAGAATAGAAAAATTGAAAATAACGACATCACTTCCATATACAACAAACTCACACCTCCCCGCCAAAAAAACGTACTTAACTATGCAAATGAACAATTGGAAGAACAGAATTCTAAAGGAGATAACGTTGTAGATATTAATTCATATAAACAGGAGAAAACTCCAGTTAACGTCAATGGTTGCGTCTCTGCTGGTGTAGGAGAACGTTTACACGATGAAACGCTATTTACTGAAATGGTTAAAGGACCTATCCCCACACACGATTTAGCGTTAAAAGTAAATGGTGATTCTATGGAACCTATGTTTAAAGACGGTGAAATTATATTCGTAGAGAAAACTCACAATATAAAGAATGGACAAATTGGTATATTCATCATTGAAGAAGAAGCGTACGTTAAGAAAGTCTTTGTTGAAGATGATAGATTGACTCTAGTTTCACTAAATAAAGAATACGATGATCTACACTTTTACAGGAACGAAAGTGTGAGGTTAATTGGAAAAGTTATTTTATAGTTAAAGGAGAAATGAAAATGAGTAAAAAATTTAGCGATATTGAAAGAAATGATATTAATGCTAAATGGTTCGATGAAATTGAAAAACTTGAAGAAAAGTTAAACGAAGATTTAACTAAAAGAGAAAAGAAAAAAATAGAAAAAGAAATTACAAAAAATAAGAAATATATAGAAAAATCAGCCTTTTGGCAAAACTTAGCTGATAAAGCTGAAACTACCGGTAACAAATTACAAAATGTAGGTGGTAAAATGCAAAAAGTTGGCTTAAAAACAACAGCAGCCGTATGGACGCCGGCGTTATACGGCGCTTATAAAGTTGGTAAATCATTAAAGAATAAACCTAAAGAAGATGATTTGATAAAATTTATAAAAGAATGTCAAACAGCTTATAAAGATGGAAAAATAACTGAGAATGAAATGAAAGAGCATATTTTAACTTTTACAAATAATTACTATAAATAATAGAAAAATTATTTTACAGGAGGCTTTAACATGGATTTTAAAGAAGTTGACATTAACATTGAAGAGTGGGAAATGGTTGAAATCCCCCTTTATACAGAAGAAGAACTGACTTATAGATTGAAAAACGATTTACCTATAACTAAAAGTGAGTTTGAAGAACAGGAGTCTAAAAATGAATTCTTATAAAGAAATTGAACACTTACACATTAACACCGGTGGTAAAGAGTTTACTCAAGAGCAAATAGAAGAAGCTAAAGCTTTTATAGAAAGTCAAGAATTTAAAGATATGATTCGAGAAGCTAAAGAGTCACGTCAAAGAGTTATGGAGTATAAAATCACTGATAGAACTAAATTGTGATTAACAGCGCCTGTGTGGCGGTTTGATATAAAATAAAAACGCCTACTATTGTAGACGTTAAAATTTACCACTCTTAATTGCGTTTGCCCATAAAGATGATTGCTGTTTATTCTTGGCATTTAATTTTCTTTGGTTGTTGAGACCTTTCATTCTTTTGCCATTTTTTTCACTAAATCTACGATAATAATAATCGACTTCGTTTGAAAATTGTTTAAATTCAATATCGTCTTTAATTTTCATTTTTTTTAAAGTTTTAAACATACAATCACCACCTAAGGAGGAATTTTATTGAAACATTATCTATATACCGACAAAGAATTTATATATTCTTATTTAAGTCAACACGGAAAAGGTTTAAATCTATCTTACAGTCAAATGAACAAAAATACAAGTACAGAGAGTGAAAGTAAAAGTACCGCTAACACAAAATCTAAAGAAGAATTCGAGGGAAATTCAACTGGAGATTTAGGTTTAGAAATTAATGCAGGAATTGCTAAAGGTTCTTACACTGATGGAACTAATTATAAAATTAAAATTAACAAAAACTCTTTGAAAGAAACTTTAAATTTTATCGATTCTAAAAGCGAAGCTCAATCAGAATTATACAAAATTGAATTGCACGATTATCTTTATGAAATATTTGAAAATACCGCTATGAATAAAGGTGATAAAATTTCCTTATATCCAGATAAAAAAATAACAATTGCAGAATTGGATGGTAATCATTTTAAATTTTTAGAACAATTAATGAATATTTATATAAAATCTGATACATCAAGTTTTATCGGTATAGATAATAATACTCAAGAAGAATTCAAAAGTATAAAAAAAGACTTGCAACCTTTAGAAAAAATGAGTTCAATTATAGATAAATTAGTTCCTGGGGATTATAAAATTATACTTAATCACGACAATCAATCTTTAATCGGTTCACTTTACGAAGAAAATTTAAATGTACCATTTAAAGAGCTAAAGTACTTTTATGCTCAAAGTAAATTAAACGTTGTCGGAATAAAAGCTAGCAAAATTGAACCTAATAAATTTGAATACGAAAATGTATTTGAAGTTATACAACTAGACGCTTTATTACAAGGACCATTATTAAATGAATTATTATCAAATGAATCGATTTATTATTTTAAACCTATACTAATTTACAGTAACATTTAATATTTTTCGGGTAGCCCGCCTACCCTTATTATTTTTTATAAATTTACAGAACGTACGTTCTTACAGGAGGTATAAACATGTGGATTGAAAAATTTAAAAACAAAAATAACGAAACTAAATACAGATACTACGAGAAGTACAAAGATCCATACACAGATAAATGGAAACGTGTAAGTATTGTCTTGAACAAAAATACAAAACAATCACAAAAAGAAGCTATGTTCCGTTTAGAAGAAAAAATAAAAGAAAAACTAAACAACAAGTCGTCAAGCGAATTAAAAACTTTGACTTTTCACGCGCTATTAGATGAATGGCTTGAATATCATATAAAAACATCAGGTTCAAAGTTGACTACTCTTAATAATATAAAAATAAGAATTAAAAACATTAAACGATACTGCTCTGAGAACTTGCTTTTAAACAAACTTGATACAAAATATATGCAGATATTTATTAATAAATTATCAGATATCTATTCTCAAAATCAAGTAACCCGTCAACTCGGAGATATGAAAGGAGCTATTAAATATGCAGTTAAATTTTACAATTATCCAAACGAATATTTGTTAACTAATGTCAAAATACCTAAAAGAAGAAAAACAATAGAAGATATCGAAAAAGATGAATCTAAAATGTACAACTATTTAGAAATGAACCAAGTCCTACAGATACGTGATCATATACTAAATAATAATAAGTTACACAAGCGAAATCGCATTTTAATTGCCAGTATCTTAGAAGTACAGGCTTTAACTGGTATGCACATAGGAGAATTACAAGCACTTCAGGAAAAAGATATAGATTTATTAAACAAAACTATCAATATAACAGGTACAATTCACCGCATTAAATATGAAGAAGGATTCGGATACAAAGATACTACAAAGACTATAAGTTCAAAAAGAAGTATCAGCATCAATTCTAGAACCGTAGAAATTTTTAAAAAGATAATACTGGAAAACAAAATGTTGAAAAGATGGAATTCTAGCTATGTTGACAGAGGGTTCATATTCACAACAAAAAAAGGAAATCCTTTATGTAATAATCAAATTGCCAGTGTGCTTAAGAAAACTACAAAAGCTTTAAATATGAATAAGAAAGTTACCACGCACACATTTAGACATACACACATAACTTTATTAGTAGAAATGAATGTTTCTTTAAAAGCAATTATGAAAAGGGTAGGACATGTAGATGAAAAAACAACAATTCGCATATATACTCATGTAACTGAAAGAATGGATAGAGAACTAACTCAAAAACTCGAAAACATTCCAAGTTAGCTTAAATCTGCCCTTTTTTTGCCCTTATATTTTTTATAAGCTTTATAAAATGCTTGAAAACACTGGCATTAAAGCTTTTCTTGGACTAATTATATCATCATAATGTGATGGTTCAAATAACATCTGTACAATCAAAGGCTTCATGTTCTTAACAATATCATCTAAATGGTTATCTAAAATTGGTGACACTGCTTTTAAATCATTAAGAAATGGCTCCCATTTGCCTAAAGTATTATCTAATTCTTCTAATTTAGTTTTAATATAATTACAAGTTACATTAGGAATCAGGGACAAAAATTCTTTCTTTTTTACATTTAACATTTCAATTGCATGTCTTAAATTCTTACGTATTTTGGGAATTGTATTAATCAAATATTTTATTACATCAACAATTTTCGATGCATATTCATCATATATACTTTGAACATAGTCTGCTATTTTTTTAATACCATCATCGATATGGTCTTTTAATATTTTCATTTTTCTTCCTAAATAATTAGAAGGTATAACTAGACCCTGTACCATATTTTCGCCGCTACAATTAATTTGGAAATTCCCATCTAAAATTGTTGCATCTTGTTGTTTCATAATACTTCTAATTTCTGCAATTTGCCTACCATAAATATCATTTTGATTTTTTATTCGCTCTATATTCTGTTTCACTACTTTCAAATGTTTCATCATTTCTTCAGATACTCCATCTCTGAAGTCGTGATCTATATTTTTGAAAATTTCTAAAATTTCATTATCTATACTATCATACACTTTTTCTATAAAAGATTTTATACCTTTAAACAACTCATTAATTCTTTCTTTTAATGCATCCAATGCAAAATCAGGTAATAAGTGTTTAACAGCACTAATACTTTCTATTGTTTCATCTGCAACTTCTTCAAGTGAGTTTATTTTACTAATTAAAGTTCTTTCCATTTCTTCTAATTGAAATAAGTTAATCTTATCCTTAAATCCTTCTGATAATTGTTGCTTTCTATCTGCAAAATTTTTATTTTCATTTTCTGAGATGTTAAAACTTTCATTTAAAAAGATTACGCATTCTGCTAACATACCACTAGTTTCACCAGTAATCAGTTTACTCAACGCATCAAGATTTTCTAAATTAAGTTTAATTAAAGTTCCTCTTCCAGAACGTGCAATCGAATCCCCTGTCCAAACATTTATCGGAATTCGCCCATCCATATCTAATGTTATGTTAATAGTCTTTTTTACTTTTTTTCCATTTTTAATTTCTGTATCTTTTACCGACTTAATTTTGATTAGTGGTACAGTATCGTATGTGTTGTCTTTTCTATTTAACTTCCTTTTATAACCTACATGGCTGTCTATTAAAGCATCTAACCTGGGCACACCATCACTAATGTTAACGCGTTTTCCTGGCATATCTTTGATGAATGGATCTTGTAACCATGTTAATAAATCGTTGGTACTATTAAAACTAATCATATTATCAAAGCGTGGTCTAGCAAATTTCTGCCAAGCAGCATAAGGTACCATTGCTGGGTCAGTAGCAACAACTTTTTCATTTGGATGTTTCGCTCCTTGATATTTTGCTCCTGCACCGCCTTCCGAATTACCGCCATCCGCCACAATGGTTTTGTTTTTGTAATTATTTGGACTAACACCATATTTTTGTGTAAAGTTATACTTACTTAATTTATTAGCGTCATTTAGTTTGTCTCTATATAAATCTGCAAATTCGTCTGATTGCTTAAGATAATCCGTTGACTTATTACTATTATCCATTAATTTCGCATTTTGTAACCAATCATCTCCGATATCTAAAGATTTTAATGGATTGTTAGGGTTTATTGCCTCATTAGATGTTCCTTGATAAATCATGGTTTGTTCACCAGTTGGTTTTCCTTTTTCATCCAACAATTCATAAATTTTTAAATCTGAGGCACCTTTTTTATTTTTATTTCCATTATCATTATATTCATCAACCTGCTTAAATCTTTTTCCGTTAACTGTAAAATCATTATCTTTATTGATGTCTTGATAAACCCAGTAACTACTCAATTCTGTTAAGTCTCTATCATTAATTTTATTCATCTTCAAATGCTCCAAACGACACTACTTTCTTATCATCAAAACGAGCTTTTTTTGTGCCAATAAGTTTATTTCCTAATTGAGTAGTTATAGTATTCTTGATTGGCATATCTTTTGTTCTTTCAATTTTCTCGGATAAATCTATTACATTATTTATCTTTTCTTTTCTATTTTTTTTATCATTCGTACTAAACAACGTTGCTACTGTATTACTATTAGCAGTATAATCTAACTCTTTTCTAGCTCGTTGCATACCCTCTTTAAATTCTTTATCATTTTTATGAATCAACGGTTCGTAATATTTACGATATTCTTTTAAGTTTCTTGATAAATATGTGATATAAAAGTATTCATTTTGATATCCAACGTTTTGTGTCTTGTTAATTGCCTCTTTTGTAAAGCCTGTATATTGATATTTCTTTTCATTTTCTTTGAAGAATTTATATAAGTTATCATACTTTTCTTTTTGCGCTCGATATTCAAAGCCACTCAGCACTGTACCCACCATCATACTCATATCATCACCATTGTCATTACTGCGCATTGATCCTTTTTGATGGATGGCATCTTTGTACAAAGGTAGACTTGCATTAAATACAATGCCATGATCTTCGCAATGCACATAAACTTCTACACCATCATCTTTACCTACAACATTTGTAGCTTTAACTTTTAGTCCAAAGTTATCTTTAAAGAATTGTTCACCTACTTTTTCAAATTCTTTACGATGCTTCTTCGCAAATTCAATCGCATCTTTTTCTGCAGGTGGTTGGAAGCCTTGTCCTACATATTTTGAAGCTTCCATTTCTTCTGGTACTGATTTTGTTTCTGTATTCGTGTCTTTACTTGATTCATTTTCCATCATGGAACATCCCCCTAAAATTAATGTCGTAGCTAAAACTGATCCAATGAATTTTTTCAT